TATTTAAGGGTAAAAAATGAATTTAATTAGAACAAGATTTATGAAAAATCCTTTTACAGTAGGATTTAATAATAAATCTCCGTTAAATCAATATAAGAGTTCAATGCCTCAATCATTTGATCTTCCTACTCTAGGTGAAAGTTATACTAATCCAGAAATGGTAGATAACACAAAACTTTTAAAGGAAGAAATGAAAATAGGTGAATCTATTATAGATGCTGGTTTAGTTGTAGCTGAAGCTGCTGGTGAAAATGTAGCAAGAAAAAGAGAGAAAGAACAAGTAGAATTAAATAAGCAGAAAGAAGTTGAAGAAGGTTTAAAGAAAATTCCAAAAGGTAGTTTTGCTCATAAAACTTTAGATCCTGATGGATATGAAACTTATAACAATGCTATGACTGAACTTGATCAAGAAAGAGAAGTAGAAAGAAAAGAACAGTTAAGAAAAGATATATTAAAAGAATATCAAGTACCAAATTTTGCAAACATGACTTTTACTACTGATGATTTACATAAAAAAGAAAAAGAAACTGAAGCAGATTGGTTAGCTAAAGATAAAAAGAAACACCCATGGGATTATCACGTAGGTTTCCCAGTGGTTAGATAAACAGTCATGGATCTGTATAAAACCAAATAAATCAATAAATATTAACATTTTAAAAATTAAAACATGGCAAAATTTATTAACTTTAATATTGTAGGTGGATATGATGTAGCAGG